AATTTAGATCCATTTCAAGCTGTATTTCAGGTTTTTCTTCTGGATCTGGCCAAAGTGCTTCAGCCATAAGCTCGGCACAACGCCCAACCAAATACGCTTTGGCCTCTGTGTTCTCGATAGTTAAAGGAACGCCCTTCTCGTCCAAAACCATGTCTGCAAAATGACTCGCCTCATGCGCAATGGTATTGATAGAGTCATTCTCTATCAGAGCCGCATAATAAGGGCGCCCCTCAACATTGAATTGGAAAATCTGGCCATTACTGCCCTCGTGATACTCAGCCTCAAACCATTGTGCGGTTTCTTCCCCAAATAACCCTTTCATAGTGGTGTGCATATCTTCGTAATCGCTGAAGACAACTATTTGAGCCTCATAAGGGTCAAGACTGACAACAGAAAATACCTGGTTTCGTTCTAACAACATTTCTACCCTCCCAATACAGCCATGTATGAAAACCCTGCAATTGAGGTTACTTTGATCAATCCACTGAAAAAGCAGTAAACAAAGAGCCACTCTTTCACTTGCTTGAAAAACTCGCTTTGGTCGTTATCGATAAATACCGCTAGGCCAAAAGAGAAGATGAATGTGTTGATCAATACACCAAAGATCATCATCGGTGATTCACTGTTAATCAGCACATCCATCAATATTGCGAGAATTACTGTTACCCAATACATCACTAAACTCCCACACCGTCTTCTACGGGCTTATCATCGCGGAAACGAATAAAGCGGGGATGTCGAAGGGACTTATCAGGGGTAACTTCGTGATACTCGACCTCGACTAAGCGACCAATATGAGAGTCTTTATCTAACCAGATGGATTCGCGTAACTCGTCCGTTAATCCTGATCCGACATTTACAGTCACACCTTCGAAGTTAACAACCAGAGCACCAAGCTGTCCTTCAAACTTACCAGTGCCCTCTTGTAATCCGGTGATCTCCACATCGACTGTGTTTCGATCTTTGATTTTTAGCCACCCAAAAGAGCGCTTCTTCTCGTATGGAAAGTTATTAGGCTTGACGATTGCACCTTCAAAACCTTTGTTTCGGAATGTCTGGTAGTAGTGTTCAATCTCATCATGAGAGTTCACAATGTAACGGCGGGATAGCTTTACAACCTCTTTGAACTCCTCAATATTACCAAGCGTATCCACTCGCGCATCGTAAAACTTAAAAGCCATTTCAAGTCGATGTCTTCTTTGAGGGTAAAGATTCTTCATGTAGCCTGACCCATTAAGAAACTCGTCCAGAGTGAACATCTCAAAGGCGTGTAACTCAGCGGCAATTTCTGAATTTTCTTTTTTGTGGGTTTCACCAACAATCGTATTGAATTGATTGTCTTTGGAGATGATTTCACCATCTATTACAAAGCCCGAACTGGCTAAAGTAGAAAAGAAGGCGGCTCTATCTTTTAGTTTCTTGCACCACTTATAAAGTGATGTCCTGATTGCAGGGAAGTCATTAATAGGCTTCCCTGTTCTGGAAAGGAATTTGACGGTTGCCCCCGAAACGGTGAACTGAACCATCGCAAGGCACCGAACGCCATCCAATTTAATCTCTACGGAGGCTGGCCACTCTTTGATTCGCTTCTCTTCATATTTGTGGGAGAGCATTACATCAAAATAAGGAATCATATTTGGCGCAACTTTGTTAACAGTCTTGGCGCTGATGCCGGGCAGATCCTTTTTGATGATGGCAACAGAGACTTCGGCTTGCTCCTGACTACAGAAAGACAGATGCTCTTGTATCGCTTCAATAGCGGCTCTACCCGTAAGGCTTCTATCAGCCAATTTTTGCGCTAAATCGTAAATACTGCTGCCCCAAGCTGAACTATTCATAGGTGCGACATCGGAGTCAACACAGTCAAACTCAGGGATCTTCTTAATTCCATAGGTGACAAATGGATTGAGCGCCGCCTTCAGTAGCATCTCAGTTTCTATGCGGTGTTCCTTCATGTATTTGTGAAGCACCTCTTCACGCTTTTTGCCTGAAGCTTTCTTGAGTTCTTGAATTAAGTCGTATTCTGGAAAAGACATATTACCCCTCTTGTATCTCTTCAATTGATTGATCCATGAAGATGTGAACCTCCCCATTTGGGGAATCTGCTGCACCTAAAAACTTGTATCCAGCCTCTTCAAACATCTTGTCTGTATTTGCATCACAGGAGACCAGCAGGTTCGCCCAACCATCATTTCTGATTAGCGTCTCTTGGTGCTGCTCTAATGTTTTACTGATGTATTGTTTTGTCTTATCCAATGGCATGTTTTTCGGCTTCCGTGTTAAGGGCATCTTCGAAGGTTTTAACATCCAGTGAGGTATCTTCAGGCTTCTTCTTAGTTGTTTTGTAAGTAACTTTTGACTTATTACTAGAAGCCAAAGATTTACTGCCCAGACGGCCTCGCTTATAAGAGTCAGACTTCTTATCTACTTTGCCACTCTCTGTTTTGCTTGATGACTTGGCCGCTGTCGCTTCAAAGGGGTTCATCGCTTTTTTGAAGAAAAGAGGCTTACCCTCCTCCTCTTCTTTAGCCATCATCTTCACTGCAAGACAGGCATTACCATCAATCGCTTTAGAGCAGTCTTCAAAGCTGTCCAGGCGGCCTTCTTCTTTTGCCTTGATGATATGACTACAAATGAACAGTTTGCAGTTTCGCTTGGTCTTCTTGCATTCAAACTGATAGCCATTCTTCCACGATCTTGCCGTTTCAAACGAAATACCGCTTTCTTCGGTGCTCATGCGAACATCCCCCACTTGATTGAGTTAATCATTCTGACTGCTTTTTTGGGCGCTTTATTCTCTTCAGTCAAACCTTCTAATCCGCCTATCGATACCTTCTCTGAGAACACTGAAGCGATCTCAGAGTTGACACCAGAGATTGGCTTTGGCAGTGCTTCTCCGGCAAGCTGTATTGGGTTGATTTCATTGGAGAAGTCATGCTCAAGCAAGGGGGTGTCAAACAGCTTACCCCAGACACGTTGGATGGTGTCTTTGCCCATGCCTTTGTAGAGATGATTCTTTCTAAAATAAGTCAATCCACCAAAATTGATCATTGGTAATTGATCAAATATCGCAGTAATCCCTGATTTGCCTGCGATATTGATCTCGTCTCCACTTAGCTTTGATGCCCAACTTGTAGGAAGATAATGTGAACTATTAAAATCGCCATTTGTCATGACTCTCTTCGGGTCACTACCTAACACTTTTCTCAATAAATCAAAATTTTGAGTAATAAATTTCTCAATTTGCAGAGCAACTGACTCTTCGCCATGAGAGAGATTGATTTCATAGGTGTTGATGCAGTGAAGGCTACCAAGTCCCTTGCGGGATTTATTAATTTTGTGTCTGACAACATTGATTGTTAAATGCCTTCCACTGCTTGGATAAATAGTCATCCACACCTGCGTGAGTGGGTCTTCACCTTTATAAAGAGCTACACCTAGCGACTCATGAAACTTCCACAATCTTGATCTACTTTCATGTTTGATTTTATTGACGGACAAATCCGGCGAAAATGCTCTTAAATCCATCATATTTTGAAGTGACATTAAACTAATCTCCTATAACAATAATTCTAAATACTAACTTCCTGACACTGGGGACTCGATGTTCGGCAACTAAAACTCAGTAAGAATTCTCTTTTGAATTCTCAAGGCGTTTGCAGGGGTATAAAGGACAGCGGTGTAATATGCCTCTGCAATTTCATCGTGAGTTACTTCATTGGGATCGCAGCCTTTGGGAAGGAACGCAAGACGCGCTTTAAGGCCAATGCTTGCCAACAATTTGCAGGTATCCAAAGCGTCTCTCAGTGCTTTTTTCTCTGCGTCCCACATTAAGGTCACTTCTTTGAGACCTCGCTTCTTGAGCCGCAGTAACACGCTTAACTGGTCATCTCCATCTGACAACTGACTTAGGTTCTTACCAAATGATCCCAAAGGAATGATGTCTCTCAATTCCGAATGATCGTCTAAAGCCGCTTTAACTGAGATCACATCGAAGACCCCTTCATTGATAATCGCCCGAGTTTGATCAACGAAATTGTGAGCGTTGTAGAGGTATTGCCCGGTTGACGCGAATCCAGGTGGAAACAGATACTTTCGATCTGACGTTCCCGTGACATCCCGCCCCTGATAACTAACCAGCTTTCCTTCTTCATCGAAGATCGGAATAATCACTCTCTGAGAGTAATCCTGGTATTTCATTTCACCTTCGATGTCGTAGTAATAAAACACTCCGTCTTCACAGAACTTCAGGTGAAAGTAATTAGCCAGATCACCGGTCACACCTCGATCCTCAAGATATTCAAGGTTCTCACCGTCATCGGGCAGATCGACACACTTGGGCAACTCAAGATCAACAGAGAAATCGACCTTTTCAGACTCCAATTTCTTAGGCCGCCATCCAAGATCTCTCAAATACGCTTTGATGTGTTCGACAGTTTCATAGTCTTTCTCGAATCCCATCAGCGCTTTGATAAACTTGAATTTATTGAAGGTAGACATCGAACATGAGCCAGAAAAGCAGTTGCCTAGCCCTGTATCTCTGTTCATGTAGACCTTCCACTTCTTCTTGCCGCAAGCCGGGCATTCCCTGATATTGATCTGTTCACCGGAAGATCCACGAGTCAACTTGTAGTGGACGCCCTGAGTGGATAGATAGTCTTCCATATCCACCTCATCCAAAAGGTCTCTCAGTTCGCTACTGCCTCTTTTGCTTGTATGAACGCCCTTGAAACTCATTAGCTTTCAACTCCTAAGACTTTTGTGATCACCATCATCTTCGACAAGTCTTGCTTAACTCGAAGCGAGAAATCGCCTTCCTGGTTTCGAGAGGCAGCGAAATAAAGTCGAGCCTCATTCGCAGCCCGCTCTTCGTCTGTTTTGTTGATAGTGATAAGTAAGTCCACAATGCGAACCCGGTTGAAATCTTCCGCAACGTGTTCCATCTTCGCGGTCTTCTCTTTCGCGCCATCACGATTGGTTTGTGTTGCTGTTAACACAGCACAATTGAACACACCTGCAATTGCTCGAAGATCTACATAAATGGATTTGGAGTTTTGAATTGGATCGCCGTAGTTCACGCTGGGACGCATAATGTCGGCATAGTCGGTGATGACCATATCGAACAAAACACCCTTAGCCTTGTAGTTATTCAAGATTCGAGTTACATCGGCAGGAGACAATGTTCCAGTTGGGAATTCCATAATGATGAATTTCCCAGCTTTCTTACCTACATCTTTTACTCGCTCACACGCCTCTTCTGCCTTTTCAGCTAGATCAGACATGGAAGTTCTAGAGACATGGGCTTCAGCACGTTCACCAATGATCTCGTCACTTACTTCACACGAGAAATAAATGACGTTGTAACCCTGAATAGAAGCTCGGATACCAAAATCACCAAGTGACATCGACTTTCCTGACTTTGGTGGCCCCATAAAGGAAACTAGCTCTCGTCTTCCCCAGCCTTTGTGCTTAAGAACGGCATCTAAAGCTCTGATTCCTGTTGGTATTGAATCCGGTTCGATCTCGCCACTCTCAAGAGCAAGTCTTCGATCCTTACGCTGATCAGCCTTATCCCAGAAGTCGTATTCCCGTTCCATATCAGACAGGCCAACTTCCATTGCTTTCTGAACAGCTTCGAAGATCTTATCCATGTCGCCCTTTTCCAGGTAATCGATGGATTTGGTGATTGCCTGAGTCATTTCCTGGTTACGAGCAAATGTGGATACTTGCTCTGCCATGAAATCAACATCAGAAATATCTTCCTTGAAGATTCGACCGATAGACTCTTTCACCTCGTCCATCATGTCTTCTCGAATTGTCTTGCCAACCTCACCTTTTACTTTGGCAATTAAAATCTTGGAATCTGGAATCGTCCGATATGTTTTGTAGTGATTCAGAACAATATTAACTAAGGCTGCATCAGCCTGATTCTCAAAGTAATCAGGTTTAACAAGGCCGTCTGTTCTATTGTTGAACTCCAAGTCACGAATTGTCATTGCCGCAATTTTCTCTTGGAAGGCAATGTCAAAATCAAATTTCGCTACAGCAGTCACAATTACTTACCTCTTGCGTCCTGACAAAAGCTCGAAATTGCTGACTTCATAATGACCAATTCTTGATTTACGGAGGAATCCATAATGCAAACGGCATAGCGATCAATATCAAGGATTACTCCTGAGACCAGTCTTCCGTTTTTCTCGAATCTGACGGGGACGCCCTTTTCTTTCAGCTCAAGCAACTTCTTCTCGTGCATATCCAAAGAACGTTCTTTCTTAGGCTTAGACTTGCCCTGAGTATTTACATGACGACTTTTTGATTTTCGAGTAAGCGTTTTGCGTTCGCCACGATCTGAAAAATCTTGAGTGGTGTTCATAACTGAACTGTCTTGGGTTTGACTCATGCTTTTATCTCCTAAAATGTAAGTAGAAGCTTACTTACTTTTCTAATCAAATGGAAGGACTAAATTATTCTCGTCCTCTACCGCTATCTTCAGTGCCTTATCTGATAAATCAACACCAAAAACAGAGGAAAGAAGGTTTGGA